GTCTGGAGCGAACACGTCGACGTCAGGAGTAGTAAAAACTGGAAATCCGTACTCATCAATAAATCCTTCATAGTTCCATTCCATTGGGATAAACAAAGAGTATAAGCCAGATTTTGTCTGACCATTTCTATTTCTTTTTGTGACATTGGATGCATTATATAATTTTTTAAAGTTCTCACCACCTTTGTCTAATGAGTTTGAAGTTGAACCCATCATACATTTACCTATAATTCTACTACCTAATCTTAAACAAGTTTTGGTAACTCTCCAGTTGTTTAATATATTATCAGGTCTCTCCCATTTACCACTTTCATCATGAGCTAATAACTTTAGCTTTTCACCATCGTAAGAGTTATCACCAGTGTTTTTCCAATCAATAGTTGTATCAAGCCCGTCTAGTTCTCTTAGTTGTTCATTGCTCTCAAGCTTCCTTCTAGTAAGCTTCGAAGCTGGAACTCTGTATGCAAGTTCTGTTTTAGGACGATCCATACCGTCCTGGATCGGTTTGAAGAAAAACGGATAGTTAACGGATATTGGTACGACTTTGTCTGTAAACATTTTTTTAGCATCTGCTCCAGATTTAGAGAGTATACCAAATCGGGAGTCGCTAGATATTGTGGCTTGGTTAACAAGTTC